GAATTTATTAAATTATTGGATATTTTAGGAAAAGATTTCCTTAAGGCACTATTTAGGTAAGACCCCATGTCCCACTTTAATTTAGGAACTATGCTGTCTGTGCTGCTTGAAAATTTCTTAATGACGGATAAATAGCTTTCCATATTATTATTGTACCTAAGATGTTTGTATATTTCTGAATCCGGTCCCCCAAGTAGAAGTTCCATGGGATGCTGGTCATACATACCCAAATATATAGATGGCCTATCACCGTCTAATTTTTGAAATCCATAAAAACTCTGTATGTGCTTGGCTGTCAATTTCATCATTAAATATGTTTCCGATAAAGTAGCCCCATAAGTCAAAAGTTCCATACCCTTGCTTGAGCAGTACTGTATATCGGAGGTGTAACCCTGATCAGTAGGCATAAAAGGTATAACACCACTAAATTTTGTGAGCATAGGTAGCAGCTGGTCAGACATATAAAGTATGGAAAGGAACTCCATGTACCTGCCCCTTGTGTCTATTAGGCATTTTTTAATACTTTTCATGTGGTTGCAACCTTTGAGCAACCAGTCTAAGAGTATTATGGTTCCCTTTATACTGAATTCATGTTCATGCCAACTTTCACCTGTACTGTCATCAGAGTGAGCTAACAGGATCATAAGTACTAATGTATTTTTCTCACCGATGAAATGCCTGAAAACAAGCTCACTTATGAACATTTGATTTGCAACATGCATCAAACTTGATAAGTAATTATATATGCCCATAACAAAGCTGAACTCTATAGGTATTTCATATGCATCATTTGCCAAATCAGACTTCTTTAATAAGTACATCAATTCATGGTGAGCCTTATTATTTCTTAACAATTTTACCACATACTCTCTTGTTACATATTTCTTATTGCTTATCATTTTTAGTGCTACATGATAAAAATGCTTTAGGAAACTTTGAGGCAGTATAGGTGACATACCGTGTATGAAATGTATGTACTTCTGCATCATTGCATGCGGGCCCCAGCGTCTGCAATCTAAAGTATATTTAACACAGAATTCTGCCCAGCCTGACTTGTTCCCTTGATAGAACATGCTATGTATCTTATCTGGCCTGGTTGCGGAGGGCTTAGAGATTATTTCATTCGGGAAAAATTTACAGAGGTGTCCAAAGAATTCTTCCAAAGGATTCTGATAACACTTGGTGTTTAATTCCATGACAAATATTTCTCTACCCAATGCCCTCTGCATTTTGTCTACTATGTGGAATATACACTTTTCCAACTCATTACCTGAGCAGTAATCACTTATAGTATAACAGTTAAGATCCACAACATCAAGCAATTCTTTATAACTTCCTGTTTCAAATTCAGCATCGAATTTTGACATAGCCTCAGAGTCATACTTGAAAACATTTTGTATAGTCTTATAAACTATTTCATGCCCTTTTTTATTAAAGAAATCTTTTTGATTTGTGCCTCTCAAACCATGAGAATTGGATATGTTCTTAAAGGGCTTGGACATTATTTTTTCCCACTTCTCTGCTATAGAGCCTTTATTGTGTATACCAATGTAACTTGCAGCATAATCACCGATTGCTTGACATAAGACAGGATCATATTTAAAATCATCTTCATAGACAACTGGATCCATATCGAGAACATTGAAGTGGAAGCTTTCAGTATTCAGGTCAGTATCTGTTCCGTGTGTTTCTTCGAACTGCTTGATGTCTTGTAAAACCGGTACTAAATTTGAGGCTTGCTCAACTGATTTTGTGACTGGTGACTTGACCATCATATAAGTCATATATATCATTTCCACCAGCTCATGTGTTGTTTCAACTTTATCACCAGTAACTATATGTGTCAAATTAGAATTTAGAAGTGCCTGTGATAACCCATCAGTCCTTTTTCTAAATCTTGCAACACCTTCCGAAAATTTCTTAAAGTTACTTAATATGCTGTGTTTTAGCCAAGAGTCAAATGGTGTATAATTAAAGTATGCGAAGCTCTTGAGTACACCCTCTAATGTGCCA